AGATTACCTACATTTTATTATAAATAGTAATAGAAGAGGAAAACCATGAAACTAAAAGCAATAATACTTGCTTTGGTGTTGTTTTATCCTTCTATATTATTTGCTGCCGACACTAACACATCGTCTACAGTAGTGACTGATAAAGCACCACCAACAGCATCTGCCCCATCAATCGTTATTAATAATAGCGATGTATGTAAGAGTGCGGCCAGTGCGGCAATCCAAACACAGATACTTGGATTTGCTTCAGGCATTACTATTACTGATGAAAATTGCGAAAGACTTAAACTTGCTCGTAGTATGTATGGAATGGGGATGAAGGTTGCTGGTGTTTCATTGTTATGTCAGGACGCAAGAGTGTTTGATGCAATGTGGATGGCTGGAACACCTTGTCCGTATAAAGGTCGAATTGGTGATGCTGCTCAAGCTGCATGGTTAGAAAATCCAGAAGATGCTCCTTCAGAAAGTATGTACGTTAAAAAAAAAGTAACGAAGAACAACGGGTAGTCGAATATGATATGCCTGATGATTACTCAACTGAAGAACGAATTACAGAAGCTCCAGAAAGTGGAGTTTATGTCACAGGGGGTGTTGCCCTTAGCATTGTTGGTATGTTATTTGGTATTCCTCCCTTCTTACTCTAATGCAGGGGATGGTGTAAACTCAAATACAATTATAGATGGGTCATCTACAAATAGTACATCAAGTGGTACTCCCAGTAGTGTTACTGTTACTAACGATGATAACTCAACCACTACTACTCAGACAACACCAGTTACAACAACTACAACTACGAAAAATGTTACTCAAACTGAAGTTCCTAATGTTGTAACAAACCCTACTTTTACAAATAACGTAGGTGGTGGTTCAAGTAGTGGTTGGTCTATCTCAACTTGCCCCGGCGGTTGTGCATTTAGTCCTAGTAATGGATTTATGGCAGGCAACGGTGGTACGATAACACAGACATATAGTCAGTCTGACCTTTTTCCAGATGCAATTGATTCGACAGAAGAAGCACAAGGAATGACATTTTCTTTTGGTGGAGAAGTAGATAATAATCAAGCTGACAATAATCGAGCAGATACTTGGTCAATAAAATTAGAATTGTTTGATTCAGATAATTCATCATTGGGTAGCACTGAAATTGGTAGTACGGTAATATTTGCCCCAACTATTAAAACTGGTACATTAGATATAGATTCTGGTGATGTCGTTAATACTGGTGTATTAACTCTATATGGAAATACAGCTCTCAATGGTGATTGGCGGTATGGGCCTTTCATTAATGATGTATTTGCCACTTTTTTATATAATAGTATAGAAGATTCTATAACAACTTCATTGGCATATGAAACACTCATTACTCAAGTTAGTTGCGAGGTGTTGGAAACTTGTGTTGTTGTAGAAACAATTGTAGATGCAATTGCTACAGGAACAATTGATGTTGTTAGTGATACAAGCGTAACAGAAACAATAATAGCTGCACCTGTTGTAGTTGCACCATTACCCACAGTCGTTGCCTCAGTAGAAACTACTTTAGAAGTTGCTGAAATATCACAAATATCGGAGATAACAAATGATACAACCAATACATCTGATACAGGAACATCCGTGGAGTCAGAATCAGTCTCAGCGTCCCTTGAGGTTGAACCAGAAGCAGAACCAGAAGCTACTCAAGAAAAACAAAGTGCGAAACCCAAAGTTTCAAATGTTGAGCTCAAAAAATCTGGAAATTCTAATTCAGTCGCAAAACTACGAGTTGAGCCAAAAGGAAAAAAGGCTACTCCTAAACAGAAGGCGGCGGTAAAGAAGAAGGCTATGTCAAAGGCTGGAAATAAAGCAGTTAAGAAAATGGGGAATAAAAAATACTCTGATACCAATCAAATAAAAACACTTGTTATTATGCAAGTGTTGGGTAATACAAGGAGTTTCTTTGATGCACAATCACAATTAAAAGATACTCCAAATTTCTTTAGTAAAACCACAATCCCTGATAGTAGCATATCAGATAATAACTATACATCATATTTTTTATTCGGTGGCAGTGACAGTGATCACAATGCATTAATAGAAACACAGTATAGGAGATAGTCATGGCTGAAGTAGAATTTGCTGGAGTAAAATTTAAAGGTGGTAAGATGATTGCTATCGTCATGGCATTATCGACTCTTGTTGGTGGACTATATGGTGGGTTTGAAGTTTATAAAGATTATATGGATATGAAGAAGAAAATTGTACAATACACAGCACCAGATTTAAGTGGTATAAATGAAGAACTTGCAGTATTAGATAAGAAGATGGATGGTGTACAAACTAGTGTTTCAGAGGGTGTAGATTATACTAGAGATATTAAGAACGACTTAAAGAAAGATATTGGCCGTATTGAAAAACAAGTGGATAGTGTAGAACAACGTGGTAAGGATGCATTTGCTTTAGTACGAGAAAGTATTGAAACTAATGACACTAAGGTTCGTAAGATGGTTTCTGATGCAACAGACCGTTTTGATAAACGTAGAGAACAGACGCGATCAAATATGGACGAGTTGGAAACAAGAAACAAGGTAGCGATGAAAACACTAAAGGAAGATATAAACAATAAGATCAAAAAGGCTCTAGAAAATCCACTAGCAAATATGAGGAAGTAAAATTTAGTCATACTATTTTTACATACCTACTCTTCTCAATAGACATGTCATTTTTGCATACCTCTGTTATACATATAAGTGTAAAACATTTATAACACAGAGGAAAATGAATATGACTAATTTCTTAAAACAAGTGGTTGACTGCTTTGGGGCATCAAAATTAACAGATGATTGTGGTGTGAAACGATACTACCAAACTGAGTACGGCCGTAACGAAGGACAAAGATTATATTCAGAGTTCCTTAGAAACGGAAGGGTTCGCTAATGTGGTCTTATACATCTGAAGAAAACTCTTGGCTTTCACGTACTGGTAAATCTATTGTGACATACTTGGATAAAGTTGGCACTGCTAGAGCAAGTAATCGTGTAGCTCAGAATCATGATATTCTTAAATCAATAGAAAAGCATCTCCGCTAATTATTTAAATAAAAATCAAAAAAAAATCAAATAATAACAAAAAGTACTTGACAAACTTACTTTGATAGTCTATTATAATAATATATGATGACTTGAACGGATAAATAATATTATGGAATTAAACGAATACACTCACACTCTACTTGCTATAGGATGCCTGTATGGAACATATTTTTTAGGTGGTTATTTAAAATCTAAAAAGGCTATTGAAGATGTAGTTGGTATCACTTTAGAGAGTCTAAAAAAAGAAGGGTTGATACTCACCAAAGAAGATAAAAATGGTGAAGTTGACATTATCCCTATTTCTGAAATTATAGCAAAAGCAACAAGAGATGCAATCACCAAATAAAATAGTTACATTATTCTGTACACTATTGACTTCTACTGCCCTCGCAACTGAAACACCTTGCGATTACACAACCAAAACTAAGGTTGTGTATGAGGGTAGCATTGAGTCTGTTCGTGTAGTCAAGAAAGATGTACAAAAATATGTAGAAGATACTCGCAAATGTACGATGAATATAGAAGCTCGTATAAAAGGTGTGTGGTATCCATCTAAAGCAAATTATATCTTTGGGCCTGATATGTCTGAAATAGACGCTTGTAGTCTAGCAGAGAATCGTGCAAAAACCAAAGTTATGAGAACTATTATACCCGAAACATTAAAAAGTGAAAATAATTTAAAATGTGACTTGACAAGTCCTAAGAAATCGTGTAGAGTAGTATTAATTGATGCAGAAGTGTCAGGTTATGGAAAACAACAGATAAGGATGTTAAGTTGTGAATGAAAAGAATGTGAAAATGGTTAGTTGTTTAGCCTTGTTAGTAATTGGTTTGTCAGGTTGTGGTAATACCATTAATGGACTTGGAAAAGATATCAGTGATGTAGGTACAAAAGTTACTGATTGGCAAAACAAACCAGCTAAAGTTGAAGTGGAAAAGAAAGTTGATTAATTTAAAATATTCTATTAATCTTGTAGAAGACTATAAAAGGTTAAGTATGGGCAGAAAGTTGTATATTGAAAAACGTGCAGCTAAAAAAGGTGTTTCTCTTGAAGAATATCTTGAGGAAAAATATAATGATTAAAATTATTATTGGAGTTGCAATAGGATTTATGTTGTGTAATTATTACCCATCAATAGTTCCAGTTGCAAAATATAAATTTCTTGAGTCAGGTGGCCCAAGAGATTCGTTGGTAAATACATTGAAGGAGATTAAATAATGAACGCCAAACTACTCGCAACCGTATCGGTGGTTGCACTCACTCTTGGCGCCTGTGGTGTCACAAGTCCTGTTTCAATGGTGGATACACCAGAGATTCGTTATAAAACTGCAAAGGTTGAAGCTGCTGTTTCTATTATACCGTCATGGTATAAGAAGATGCCTGAGAAGAAAGGTTCTATCTTTACAGTTGGTTCTGCTACTGCACCAGACTTACAACTTGCAGTAGACATTGCTACGTTGAATGGTAAGGTTGTTCTTGCTGATCGTATCAATGGTAAACTTAAAGCTATGACTAAATCATGGATTGCAAAGTTTGGTCAATCTGATGTTGATGCTCGTGTTATGACAGAGATTGAAAAGGTTGCAAAGAATGTAATTGCAAATGTCGATGTTGCTGGTTATAGTCCAGTTGAGATAGACGTTTCTCCAGCTGGTACTCAGTATCGTGCATTTGTTCTTTTAGAATATTCTGATAAGGAAGCATCTAAGATAATCTTCAATCGGTTACGTAAAGATCGTCTAGTATATTCTCGTTTACGTTCCACAGAAGCGTGGAAAGAACTTGATAAAGAAGTCAACACATCTGAAAAGAAAGATGAAGGTCAGTCTCTTGATAATCTTGAAAAAGTAATTAAGAAGAATAGGGAAGTGACTGTTGAAAAACCTTCTGCTTAGTAGTACTTTGGTTCTCTCTCTGAGTGGGTGTTTAGGTGGTGGGTTGATGCCCTCTGGTGTAAACCCCTCTCTAGGGTGCAGTCCAATAACAGGATGTACATCTAAAGATTACTATATTCCCGGCCGTGGAGTATGGGCTCCTAAAAATAATGGAATAACAAAATCTACTATGGGTGCTGTTGCTGGTGCTGGTGTTGGTGCAATGATGGGAGCTGGAAAAGGCCCTATCACCGCAGCAGCTTATTCTGTTGCTGGTCTTGTTTTAGGACATCAAGTTGGATCACACTTTGATAAGGTAGATCAAATACACGCTACATTACTATTGAAACAAACCCTAAGTAGTAATAGTGATGGGCAGATGTCTAACTGGACAAATAAACAAAAAGGGTTTAGTGTAACACAAGGCCCTGTTGCAACAAAAGGTAATTGTAGAGAGTTTATATCTAATGTTGCCGTTGGAAAAGAATTTAAAAAATTGAGAGGTACTGCTTGTTTAGAAAATAAAGTTTGGGTTATGAAAAATGTTTATTAAAATAACCCTTGACAAATCTTCTTTACTGTAGTATATTTATAATATGACAATGCATCTATTACCAGTTTACTTTAGTACAACCAGTACACGTAAACGCAAAAAATCCAAGAAATCAAAGTCTCTACTAAAAGCAGAGATTATTCATCAGAAGTTTCTTAAAAAAACTATTCGGGGTGTAGCGCAGTCTGGTAGCGCATTCGCTTTGGGAGCGAAGGGTCAGAGGTTCGAATCCTTTCACCCCGACCAACCCAATCTAGCACCACTTTCTAATGATATTCCTGTAGGGATAGCAAAGAAGAAAGAAGTGATGGATCACAATTTCACAATCGCACCAGCTTATAACAAGGGTGCATATCAAGTAATCAGTAAAAACAGTATAAAGGATATTGGAAGATGATTTTAGGTTTAACTATTTTAGGTGTAATCGCAACTGCTAACTTTGCAGTTGGTTTGATTAAGTGGGTACTTTAAATGAGAGTAGAAGTTAGAGGTAATAATGTTGATAAAGCATTGAAGATTTTAAAAAAGAAACTTCAACAAGATGGTTTCTTTAATGAATTACGAGAACGTGAATTTCATATGACTAAAGGTGAAAAAGGTAGGAGATCAAAAGCTGCTGCCATCCGTAGAGAATTTAAAGCAAAACAAAAACAATTTGAAGAACTTGGATTTTAATTAATGACACACGAAACAACAACAAGTACTCCTCTTAAAGAACATCAAGAGGTAGTATGGTATATTAAATGGGCTTCATCTATTATTCTTGTTATTGCAATGATTGCAACTACAAATAATTTATATCCATATAATATGTTTTTACAATTTTTTGGTTGTTTAGGATGGTTGTGGGTTTCTATTATATGGAATGATAGAGCATTAATTATTGTAAACTCTGTTGCTTGTGCAATATTCATCAATGGTTTCGTTATGTATTATAAGGAATTTTAATTATGGATATTGATGAATATTATAACGCATCATACGAAGTTAAAGATAATTTTCTATCAGAAGTAGAGTTTGCAAAATTAGAAGAAGCAATTATGGGCCCAGAATTTAATTGGAACTATAGTTACAATGTTTCTGATGGTGGTGATCCTGAGAATGACATATATTTTATGCATTTATTTTATATAGGTTTAGGTTCAAAACCTAAAATAGATTTTCATGGAAATCCAATACCACCAGAAAAAAGTCCTTTCTATAAGTTTATAGAACCATTTCTAGAAAAACTTCCTGACTTTCAAACTTTAATAAGAGCAAAAGCAAATCTTTATGTTGCAAGAAAAAAATTAATTCATCATAAAGATCATATAGATATGGAGTTTTCACATAAAGGAGCTATATTATATATGAATGATAATGATGGATTTACTGTACTAGAAGATGGTACAGAGATTGAAAGTAAAGCAAATAGAGTATTACTTTTTGATCCAAGTAAGCCACATCATAGTACTTCATGTACTAAAGATAATCGTCGTGTAAATATTAACATCAACTACCTATAGAGGATAAGATGGCTAAAAAGAAAATTACTTCAGTTACAGATAATAGTAAGTGGGTTGCTCCTAAAACTAGGAAGAAACGTAAACCTATGTCTGATGAACAGAAGGTTGCAGCTGCAGAACGTCTTGCACTTGCAAGAGAAAAACGTGCTGAGTTAAATCCTGATTATGGTAAGAGTGGTTATCACCAATCTTTACATGACTTACCAAAAGATCACAATCTACATCCCGATAAAGTTAAGTTGTGGATGAAAACACAGAAAGAACTTGCAGCTGCAGAACGTGCTAATGTTAAGAAAGAATTTAAAGGTTCTATTGCCAGACTTGCAAGCCATGAGGGTTATGTTAGACAAATACAAAGTTACCTTAAACATGGTGATTGGGTGAGTAACTTTTATGGTGAATACCAAGATAAGAAAATTAAATGGAAGAATGTAGCACTTGCTTATTATTTTGAGGGGCCTAAGAAGGGTCAACCAAAACGTGATGTTGGTACATTTTATCCAGACTTGGGTTTAGTATGGGAAAGTGGTATGGTAGAATGAACGAAGAAAAACCTTCAGCTGAAATCATAAAGGGCCCTTGGAAAAAAACAATCAATACTCCAACAGAAGACCAACTTATGAAAGCAGAGCAACTTGCATTTTGTGATGAAATTTCTCACAGTTGTTTGATGGCTGTTATAACAATATTAGTTGAAAATGGTATAGATGCTACTGAAAAATCTTTTATTAAAGATATTACTTTTATAACGGAAGCAATTACAGCAACAATATTAAAATCAAATGATATGCACCACCCTTTACAAGTAATTATGGATATGACTACTGCTCTAGAAATAGACCCAGATAATACTCCTCATTGTGAAATGGATTATCATACTGTTGATGATATGATTGCAAGTTATAATTCTGTTATGGAGTCCCCTGATGATATTAGTTGATATGAACCAAATTTCTCTTGCAAGTATTATGATGCATATGCATATACAGAAAGAGTCAGATATTGATGAGAACATGGTAAGACATATGATTCTCAGTTCACTAAAAATGTATCGTTCAAGATTTGTGTCTGAGTTTGGTGAGCTTGTTTTGTGCTATGACTCAAGACATTATTGGAGGCGTGATTATTTTCCAGAATACAAACACAGTCGTAAAAAAGGTAGAGAAAAAGATGCTAAAAATTGGGATAGTATATTTAGTTGTCTTAACAAAATCAAAGAAGAGATAAAGAACAATATGCCATACAAGTTCTTAGAAGTGTATGGTGCTGAAGCTGATGATATTATTGCTGTTCTTTGTTCAGAATCTTCTGATGAAGTTATGATACTTTCTGGTGATAAAGATTTCATTCAATTACAGAAATATCCAAATGTAAAGCAGTATAGTCCTATCACCAAGAAAATGATAAATGGTTTTAATCCAGATGACTATCTAAAAGAACACGTATTAAAAGGTGATACTAGTGATGGTGTTCCTAATGTTCTTTCACCAGATAATTCTTTTGTAGATGGCATTCGACAGAAACCACTAAGTAAGAAGAAGATAGCTGCAATGGTAGATGGTAACTTTTCTAACGATGAAATCAAAAGAAACTTTCAAAGGAATAAAACTTTGATTGATTTAGGATGTATTCCAGAAGAGCTACGGTCAGAGATACTAGATACATATAAGGAAGCGCCAGAGAACAGTCGCAGTAAAATATTAAACTACTTTATAAAACAAAGACTAAAAACACTTACAGAATCCATAGGAGAATTTTAATAATGGAATTGTTAATATCAGAAATTTTAGACAAGGTTTCAAAAATCAAATCGAAGAAGGAAAAGGTAAACTTTCTTCAACAAAATAATAGTGACTCGCTTCGCATGGTAATTAAATCTGCTTTTGATCCTAAGATTAAGTGGTTATTACCAGAGGGCGATGTTCCATATGCACGTAATGATGCTCCAGAAGGAACAGAACATTCTGTTCTTGCATATGAGTCTCGTAAACTATACCATTTCCTTGAGGGTGGTAATGCTAGTATTACTCAGAACAAACGTGAATTAATGTTTGTACAGATGCTTGAAGGCTTGCATGAGAGTGAAGCAGATGTTCTATGTGCAGCCAAAGACAAGGTATTACATCAGAAATATAAAGGTCTATCAGAACCAGTTGTGAAGGAAGCTTTTGGTTGGAATGATGAATATATGAAGATGGATGGCCCTGATCCCAGACAAGGCCGATAAATTAATTTAATCTTTTTTTGAGTTTTGTTTAATATCAATGACTTACTGTGTACGATTTCTATTGACAAATGTTATTCTATGTGTTACTATTAGTAATAATCAAGAGAGGGATTCTTCTCTTGGAAACGAAACAAAGAAAGAGATTATATTATGACTACTGAAATTAGAAAAACTTTTAAGACTGTTGAAGCTGGTATAGAAAATATGCTTGCTGCAGCAGTTGCTGACTATGTTGGTTGGGCAAATAAATTGGGTGGAAAATCTGAAATTCGCCTTAAAATGGATGAAGATTTCAAGAATAGTTTCACTATTAAGAACGGTTCTAAGTACATTAAGATTTCTAATGAAAGCGGTGGCACTTGGGGTTTTGTTGTCAACACTGACAATGACAAAAAATTCAAAAAAGGTGACTTATTAAAAGCTGCTGGTTATAGTGCGCCTGCACGTAACGCTGCTCGTGGAAACGTCCTTAAAGGTGGTTTTGCCATCCAGTGGACTGGCCCTTTGTATTTGGTATAGGAGAATATTGATATGAGTGGAATGAAAGATTTGTCAATGGATTTAGAAGATATGGTTGTTTTTGCATTAGAGAACGGTGCAAAAACAGTTGAAGATGTTATTTCTTATTGCAGAGCAGAATTTGTTTTTGTTGATGAAGAATATGTTTCTAAATTATATATTGAATTTTGTGGAGAATAATTATGAATTTTAATAAAAAAATTGTTGGTGATATTATTGGTGAATTAATCATATTTGGTATGGTTATTGTAGCATTTATAATGTTCGTATGAATGAAGTTTTTGTAGAAGGTTCTTACAAATCTCGGCGTATTCTTGCCGAGAATGTAGTTAATTTCTGCATTAAAGAATTGATGCCTCGTATGAAAACCCTATGCATAGAAGTTTCTCTTATCAGCTTGAAAGGTCAAGATGCTGTTGGATGGTTTGTAGAGGGTAATAACAATAGAGAATATCACCTAGAGATTGAAAAATCTTTGACTGAAGATGAATTTATAGAAACTTTAGCTCATGAGATGGTTCATGTATATCAGGGATCAACTCTCAGAATAAAAGACAAAAAAAGTAAAAGATTTTGGAAATGTAAGGATGGTAAATATCGTAACTACAATGATGTTGACTATGCCAAACAACCTTGGGAAGTTGAAGCATATAGAATGGAAGGCCCTTTGTTGAAAAAATATAAGGAAATAAATTGTGGAGATACATCTTGATTAATGAAATATTATTAGGTGGACTTATGTTGATTAGTCCTGTAAATGCTGAAGAACCTATACCTATATTTGATGAACATTCAGTTGAATGTCTTGCGTTGAATATGTATCATGAAGCAAGAGGGCAGGGTACTGCTGGTTTGTTAGCAGTATCTTCAGTTGTTATGAATAGGGTTGCAGATGAAAGATTCCCTAATACTATATGTGGAGTGATCAAACAAGCACAAACCCGCCCATCTTGGAAAAATAAAAACAAGATGATTCCAATTCGTGATAAGTGCCAATTTTCATGGTTCTGTGATGGCAAGAGTGATGTTCCTACTGATAAAGAAACTTACAAAAGACTATTGACAATAGCCAAAACATTGTTGTATAATGATGTTATAATTCCAGATATTACAGATGGTGCTCTATTCTATCACGCTGACTATGTGAAACCAGCTTGGAGTAAAACTAAAACTAAGACTGTAGAAGTACAGGATCATATTTTTTATAAGTGGGACAAATAAGTTATGACGTTTGATGAATACCAAGAGTTTGCACGATCAACAGCAATATATCCAGATGAGTGTAAAATAACTTATCCAACACTAGGATTGTGTGGTGAAGCTGGTGAGGTTGCAGAAAAAGTAAAGAAGAACATTAGAGATGGTAAGTCTCTTGATGGTGTAGGTTTAGAGTTAGGTGATGTACTCTGGTACATCTCAGCACTCGCTGATGACCTTGGTGTGACGCTTGAAGAGGTTGCACAGGCAAATGTAGACAAACTAAAGTCTAGAATGGAACGTGGTAAGATTAGTGGTAGTGGCGACAACCGATGACCAGTGATATAATATCACTCACTGATTTAATAGAATCTAAGCTTAAAAAAGAACAAGAGATAGATTACTATAAAGAAACACTTCTACAATTACAAAAAAA